CCAACACACGCGAAGAAGTAACCTACGCTGCAAAGGCTTATGCTGCAGTTACGCTGATGGTTGACAGCTCGGCAGATGCTATCGGTGATATGTCCCGCACATCTGATGCTGCTGCAAATAGATGGAAACAATTTCAGGCTAACATAGAGGATTTTTCTGCAAGCCTTGGCAAGCTTATATTGCCAACTCTAAATGCTGTTTTAGGTGAATTAAATAAATCTCTAAAAGAGTTGAACCTTATACTTAATTCTCCACAAGCTAAATTTGCATCATTAGGCGAACGGTACGTAGAACTGCAACGTGAAAAACAAAAGATGTTGCAGACTATAAAAGACGCCGAGGAAACTGTAGGGAATCGTTACCAGCAATTTCTAAACCGTGGCAATCTTGATTACGCGAAAAAACGGCTTGAGGCCATAAATGCTGAAATAGCAGAAATAGAAACTAAGGCAGATGCTATATATCCAAAAGCGGTAAAAGATACCGGAGAGTCTAAAGTAGGAGAAATAAACAAGGTTAGTCTTACAAAAGACGATTTTAAAAAAGTAACAGACGAAGTTGAGAAATCAGCAAAGCGAGCCAACGACGAAATAAAAAAACTGCAAGACGAAGTAGCTAAACTTGAGGAATCCTATAAGGAAGCGGTAGCTTTCAGTGGTGATGACTCTAATTATGAGCGTATGCAAGCACAATTAAGAAGTGGCGCTCAAATATCTCAGATGGAATCAGAGCGGTTAAAATATCTTGATGAAGAATATAATAAGGCTTTTGAAACAGAAAACGAACGTTTGATGGAAAGGGTTAGATTATACGAGCAAGCGAATCAAAGCATTATCGAAGCTGAAAAACGCCGACAAGAGATTATGAACGACACGATGAATATTATGTCGCAGAATTTTAGTGATGCTTTTGCTGATGTTATCACCGGAACACAATCGGTAGAAAAAGCTTTTACGGCTATGATTAACAGCATTATTAGCGGCCTTGTCAGAATGTCAACACAGAGAGGTTTTGAGCAGATTTTCGGTATGCTAATGACCGGATTGCCGAGCTTGTTTGGTGGTGGCGCTGCTAACTTACCGATCAATCAACCAGGCTTCCCAGGGGCCGCTACGTTCCATTCTGGCGGGGTGGTAGGGGCATCAGGCGGGGCTGTTAGAAATATACCTATGGCGGCCTTCTCGTTTGCTCCAAGGCTGCATAACGGCCTTATGCCGGATGAATATCCTGCTGTATTGCAAAAGGGCGAGCGTGTTATACCGAGGGGCGGCGGTGCCGGGAATAATATCACCATAAACATTGCGGCACCTAACGGCAGGGTTGACCGTGAGAGCATTAGCGCTATGCGCGCCGGGTTGTTTGCTGAGCTTAACCGGCAAGCGATGAGGAACAGTTAGCGATGCCTAATTTTATTGAAGCGCCAAGATTTCCCGAAGATATATCCTACGGTTCGCGCGGCGGTCCGGTGTGGCGGACTAACGTTGTTGTCGTTGACTCCGGTGCCGAGGTGCGCAACCAGCAATGGAGCTACCCGCGCCATGAGTACGATGTGGCTTACGGAATTAAGGAGATCGGCCAGCTTGAGGACTTGATAAGCTATTTCCACGTTGTAGCAGGACGCGCGGTTGGGTTTAGGTACAAAGACCATGCCGACTATAAATCGTGCAAGACTACGGCCACAATCAACAGCAGCGATTGTGTGATTTCTTCGGCTGCTGACGGCTCTACGAGTTACCAGATTTATAAGACGTACACTCAGGGTAGTTATGTTAGACGGCGCAAGATTCTCAAGCCAATTTCCACATCTCTGATTGTTAGCGTCAATGGCTCAGTAACAACTGCGTTTACGGTAGATTCAACGCTTGGGCTTATAAACTTCGGCGCTGCTCCGTCAACCGGAGTGGTGATTAAAGCTGGGTTCGAGTTTGACGTGCCGGTTAGGTTTGATACCGACTCGCTATCAGTCAACCTATCCGATTACCAAGTAGGCGCGGCTCAGGTGCCACTAATTGAGCTGAAGTGGGCTGATACCTAATGCGTACCGTGTCAACAGCGATGCAAGCGCACCTTGAGAACGAGGTGCAGACTTTGGCTTTGTGCTGGAAGATTCAGCGCAGGGACGGTGCGGTGTATGGGTACACCGATCATGATGAGCCTATTGTCTATGACGGCACTACCTATACGCCTATCGAAGCAGGCACGCCCTCAGACTACCGTCAGAACAGTGCGCTAACGGCTGATAACATCGACTTTGACATGGTGTTTGGCAGCACAAGCGGAAGGGATGCAGAGTTGCGCGCCGGGGTTTGGGATTTCGCGCAGATTTGGACCTTCAAAATTAATTGGGAAGATACGTCTACTGCAACTGGGATTGTCAAACTCGCATACGGGCGGCTTGGAGAAATTCAGATACAGGACAACTTTGCAAAGATTGAGCTTAGGACACTTACCCAACAATTATCGAACACGATAGGCTCTATCTACACGCCAGAGTGCCGTACATCACTTGGTACGACACTATGCAAGATAGGCACTACGTCAACCGTTTACACGCGCACAGGCACGATTAGCGCGGTAACAGACCAAAAGACGTTTACCGTAACAGGCGATGCGGCGGGGCAGATTGACGGCTTTTTCGATTATGGAAGTCTGACATTCGCAAGTGGCGGCAACAGCGGCATAGAGATACAGATTACCGACTACACAACTACTAACGTTATCACGCTGTACGAAGAAGCACCTTACACGTTATCAACCGGAGTAACATTCTCAGCGGTTGCCGGGTGTGATCGTCGTTGGGTTACGTGCAAAGATAGGTTCAGCAACAAAGATAATTTTAGAGGGTTTCCACATATTCCCGGTATGGACGCTGCACTTGTGGTGCCGTCTAATACCCAATGGCAAACTTTCAGCACAGTAAAGCCAAGCACGGCATAATGGATGAGCTTATTAGGATCACTATTAACTCTTGGCGGGATGATTTTGGGCGGTGTGCTGGGGTCGTTGATACCCGGCATAGGCACTTCGGTAGGCATAGCTGTTGGATCGATGATTGGCAGCGCGATAGGCGGCTATGTCGGTTCAGTGCTGTTTGCGGACAAGGTGAATCCGAACTCACCGCCGCCGCCAAGGCCACGCGAAAACAGGGTGCAGATTTCAACCTACGCGGCACCTATACCGATAGTGTACGAGTCTGCGCGCATAGCAGGCAACGTCATATATATGCAGACGCCCAACGTATCGCTTGCTGTAAGCAAACACCGGCAAGACGGCGTTAGATATTATGAGTATGTGCAGACAACGACTTCGACTTTTGCAATTGCTTTCTGCGAGGGGCCGGTTAGCGGTATATCGAGAATATGGGTCAATAGCGAGATATTTGCAGACTTCCGCGATCCTGCGGGTGAGTATTATCCTACTGGCAGCGTCACATATGCGGTCACTAACTTTGAAACATCTATCGAGCTTGAGGCTATCTACTTTACAATTTACACCGGCACAGAAACGCAGACAGCCGATCCTGATATTACAGCGATACTTGGCGCGGTTGAAACACCGGCTTATCGAGGAATATGTTATGTTGTGTTTAAAGATTTCCCTATTGGCGAGTTTTCAGGATTGCCGAAAATTGAAGTGGAGATAGGGCCGCAAATGGAGGCTGGTATGTGTTCTGAATATTATAATGGTATTAATGGCACAAGCCCAGAGACAGACATACTGGAACGTATACAAAACATAGGTAATGAACCTGAGATATATGACAACAAATTAAGGTTCACTCTAACTTTGCCAGATTTCCAATCGTTAAATGAATATCAAACAGTTTTTTCATTTAATGGGGAGTTCGACTGCTATATTGATTTTGATTTGCCAGTGTTAGCTGATGAAGAATATGGTTATGTCTATATATCTGTCGGTTCTTCGTTTCCACTATATTTTGAATTTACTTTACCAGAACGTGATTACTATACAAGTGCAGGGTACTACGAAACGACAGACACAAGCGGTAAATTGCGATTAATTAGAGACTCATTAAATAACGTTTACGGTTTTGTTTGGAATAATTCGTTATCACGTTGGGAATGGGATGGTAATGAATCTGGTATTTTGATGGGGAATATAGCAGGAGCCACTAAAATAATTTACGGTGTAAGTGTGGCAGATGGGACTGTTGTTGATATAGGTGATTTTATAACAAATTCAGGATGTGATGACATAACTACATGAATTTTGGCGCATCACTAACAGGTTTAGGCGGAATGGCCGCAGGCGGGCTGATAGGATCGCTATTCCCTGGACCTGGAACAGCTATCGGGATGATGTTGGGCGGCACGCTTGGCGGATTTGTTGGCAACGCGTTATTCCCGATCAGGCTCGACAAGGACCATCCGCCGCCGCCGAAGCCGCGAGAGAATCGCCAGCAAGTAAGCACGTTCGGCGCGCCTATCCCTGTTGTGTATGGCAGCAGCAGGCTTGCCGGTAATATTATATGGATGGACCGAATTGAAACGACATGGCTACAAAGCAAACATCGGCAAGACGGGGTGAGATACTACGAGCACACGTTGCTTTATACTACCAGTTTTGCGGTTGCATTCTGCGATGGTCCCGTAAAAGGGATAGGCCGCATTTGGATTAATAACGAGGTATTTGTCGATTACCGCGATCCTGAAAGCCCATATTATCCTTCAGGCGGGTATGCTGGTGCAACGGGCAATCTGGAAACTTCGATAGCGAGAGCAGAGGTTTATTTCAGCGTATATCTTGGAGAAAGCGACCAGGAAGCAGACCCAACAATATCGAGCAAAGAAGGATCGGCGGATT